GGGTTTAACCCCTCAATCCGTTTACCAAGTTTTATAGCAAGGAAGATGCCAACTAGACAATTTTATGATAGGTTTTCGTCTTATACGGAGATCTATGATCCTCGTACTAAGAAGACTTCGGTTACGCCGAAGACTATCCAACGTAGAACAGTTGGATTTGAATCCCTATCCGACCGTAACAACGGTCGGTCTAGGCCCGTTTCTTCTCCGTGCAAGCATTTTTCTTGTCACGAAGTCTATAGAACTCCAGCGCGTCGGTACGATGCCAGTGGAAATTTCCATGTGACTCATCCCACTTTATGTGGTGACGTTTCGACATTTGCGTCGTCCGTCGAGAGTCGCTGTGCTTACGTTCGTCCAAGCTCTGCTTTGATTGAAAGTAAGTTACAAGGCATGTATTCACAGATCGTTAAGCCTTGGTCCTCGCTAAACTTCATAAATGAATTGCGGGATATCCGTAATCTCATTAAACCTCTTATGCAGTATAAGTATACTGACTATGCTTTTGGCATAGCCCCAACTGTAGGGGATTCTAAGAGGCTTTGGAGTAATTTGGAAAAGGCTCATGCAGCTCTTGCGAGATTAAATCGCAATTCAGGTAAAACCCAAAAGGTTTTATTTGACTTACCGGTCAAGCCTTTAAGGCTTAACACAATTATCAATAATTGTGCTTTTATGGGTACTCCGAAATATACCGTTTTCGGTAATATCGTTGTTACCATGCCGAATATGTCAGCTGCGGAACAGGATATGCGCCTTTGGCTCGATATCCTCGGTGTTCATCCCGATCTGTCTACGCTGTGGGAGGCTGTGCCTTTCAGTTGGCTCATTGATTGGGTCGTTCCCGTTGGTGACAGTATTTCTGAACTGTCCGATCGGGGCTGGATAAAACCAAATGTAACTAGGAATATTTCCTATTGTTACAAAGTTCGTGGTCAGTACTTTGTTGGTATTGACGGCGATTCTTTTGGTACAGCCGGTGGCACCTTTCATTATTTTGAGAGGGGCCTTGCCGAAGGTAGTGCGGGAAACCAAGCTACCGGATCCTTTCTTAACCTACACCGCCTCGCTATTTTGCGAGACGTATTTCGTATAGGTAAGAAGAGAATCAGAAATGGTAAACTTACTGGCTTTTGACTTTATGTCAATGATTACCTCATATGGAGTGAACGGACAATGGCTTTACCTGATCCTCTAGCTGTACCAGTCGGGTTGCTTAATGCTACACCAGCTTCTAGCTGGCCCCGTTTATCTGATGGGGAGTATATACTCTCTACGTCAGATTCTGATCAGCCTCAGGTCATCACAATTCAGAGGACTTTGGATCCGTCCAAAGTTTCTTCTTATGTTGTGAAGACCACCCATGCTAAAAATGTCACCACGCCAGCTTCTGGCATTGCCGTTGCTGATGATGTACTTCAAGTACACACTGTGATTAAACTTCCTCATCGGTCGTTTACGCTAGTCGAGGCAACTCGACTACTGGACATTAATACTACTGCTTTTAAGCAGTACATGGATAGGATTATTCGAGGGGAACGATGATTATTGATCGTTGTATCCCTGAGATTATCACTGCGAGTGTTTGCACTGCTATGCTTCTTTACGGGTTAGCACCCGGGCATACTTTGTTTACAACTTTACTCGTAATGATGGTCGCCATTTTGTGTGCTATCTTCCTTTAGCTAGTACACAAACATACTGAGATGCCTGTGGTGGGCGTCTCAGCGCACGTCTCCGCCTTCACTATGGAGTTAAGGCGTATGACCGGCACTGAAAATCCACCAAGGAAATATCATCATGGATTCCTCCATGAGTTATTCCTTGTGTTAGCTAGTGAACTTGGTTTTAACGTAAACGATTTGCGTTACGCCGAACAGAGATTAAACGAAGAAGGTACAGGCTTTTTACTGTCTGCGCTTCCTGCGCTCGGCAATGCTTTTGATAGGGCATTGTCCTCTGGTCGGTTAGTACTACCAACCCACTTTAAAAGAAAGTGGACCGATAGTGTGATTCCCGCTTTTGGCGGTGCACACTTTTTACGCGTGTTTAATCGTGACGGTTCACTTCGGCAAGATGCCGATGTTGTGTCTGTAGATGCGATTCGGCAGTTGTGCTTTTTCGTCTATAAGGTTAATCTTCCTTATGATGAAAGCAAGAATGCAGCTGTTATAGAACAGTTTCTTGCCGACGAAAGGGATTTGGTCGAAATAAATCAGTCATTGTTGACAAAGGAAGACGAAGTACTCAACACATGCAACCTTTTAGTTGCGAATATCTTCGACGATTTTGATCGTTCAGACCTTGTTTATAAACATGGTCCTGGTGTAACGTCTAACGTTCCTCAGCTTGAGAAATTCGAGTCGAGGTTAACACCTGATCTTCCTGTCTATGAGTATCATTCAGAAGATTTCTTCTTCAACGAGAATGAAACTGTTTGGTCGAGTGATCGTTATCCGATCCGGACTACTGAGAGTTATTTTAAGAACCTCAATAGTGCTCAGGTTATATTGGTTCCTAAGGATGCGAGAGGTCCACGTTTGATTTCTTGTGAACCCTTTGAGAATCAGTATATTCAACAAGGCATTATGTCTTACCTTGTGAATAAACTTGAAAGACATCCTCTAACGAGAGGTCAAGTGAACTTCACAGATCAAGGTGTGAATCAGAAGCTTGTGCTTCAACATTCGTGCCTGAGTGGTAAGATGGCTACCCTGGACTTACGAAGAGCATCCGACAGAAATTCTCTGTCTCTCTTCTGTAGGTTGTTTAGTGGTAACCTCGATCTCTTTCGTTCCATCTTGTCTTGCAGATCCTCGAAAACCAGACTTCCTAATGGTGACTACGTCACTCTACAGAAGTTCGCTCCTATGGGTTCGGCCTTGTGCTTTCCCGTTATGGCAGTAGCAATTTTCCTTTTGCTATATGTACATTTCGTGAGGCTCGGTCTAAGCCCGCGACAGGCCAGAGAATCGATATATGTTTACGGTGACGATTTAATCGTACCGATCGAATACTCTGATTACGTCAAAAACATACTCATTGAGTATGGGTTCCTTGTTAACGAAGGAAAGAGCTTTTGTGGCTCAATCTTTTTTGATCGTGGACTCTTTTATAAAAAAGAGGGTTCGCGGTTCTTGGAATCGTGTGGCGTGGATGCTTTTGACAACACAATTGTGTCCCCTGTTAGGTTGAGAGCTCTGCTCTACAAGAAGGTTGAGTCAGATGATGATTACACATCTGAACTCGTATCACTGTTGGAGACAGCTAATCTGTTATCCTCGAAGAAATCTCTTCGTAGGACTTCCTCCTTTATGTATAATTACATAGAGAACCACCTCGGGTCTAAACTCCCTTGGGGTAAAGAGGATTCTCCTTTCCTGTGTAAGTATTACCCAGGTAACAGTGACGAGCTCGCAGAAGCTAACTTCTGTGAGCCTGGGCTTGTGTGGAAAACATTGAATAACTTGAATGATTTTCCACTTGGTAGCGGACTTATAGTGCACTCTGTTAAATCAGAGAAACGCACTGTCAGTACGTCGCTCTATGGCCACTTGACACGTGTCCATAGATCCATCGGTGATTCTCTTCTTCCTAAGGAAGGGAGTGGCGAATTTTTCAGAAATGAGGTTCGTCCACCTACACCGTTTGGAGCGTTTACCGTACCAAGGCGTATTTCCTTGAGAAAGAGATGCGTTTCGCATTACGAATTAAGTAGTGATACTTATTATCGCAATGTCAAGTCAGAAGTGAACAACGATTTTGTTTTTAATAAAACCGTTGGTACTCGTTTCCGTTCTCTAGATGGTAACATCCAAGAGATTCCGGAGATTGGGCGTTCTAAACGCCTGATTTCACGAGCACTATAAGTGCTCAGGAATGTCAAAATCTCCAAAGGCAGAATTAAACATTCTGTCTATTACGAGTATTGATACGAAACGTTTCACGTACCTTCTTGGATATCTTTTTTGGTATCCATATTTGCGTACGAGTACCTTAGTCATTTCGCCGGATGGTTTTATAATCGTCCAAGCGTTGACTATCACTTCATTGCGATTTCGTGATGTTCTCATTTCTTTGAGTTGTGTATTTGCTTCGGCAGTACCTCCAATTTGAGGGTTTGAGATGGAAATAGATATTTAATGTTTAGGAACATTAATATCTTTAGGTGGGTGTTACATGAAGTAGATTTATTTCTACCGCAGGGC